CTGAGTTGGATTCGGTAAACCGCTAATGGTATTGTTACCCATTGCAATCGCACCAGACATAGTGCCGCCTGATAAGTTTAATTTAGTAGCATCTTGGGTATCAGTATAATTTTTAGTCGAAAGGTCTTGGGCGTTTGTTGGATCACCTGCATTAGTAATCTTCTGGCTACCCATGTTGATAGCACCAGACATTGTACCCCCTGCAAGAGGTAACTTGGTAGCTATACTGTTAGTAATCGTAGTGGAGAAGTTTGCATCGTCATTAATTGCTGCAGCTAATTCATTTAGGGTGTCTAATGCTGCAGGGGCAGTATCTACTAGGTTAGCTACGGCTGTATCTACATCGGTTTTTCGGGCGGCATCATTTGGATTAACAGGTGCAGATAAATTCTGAATAGTGGCAGTTGTGCCGCCATCCATATTCAATGTGCCTGAGACAGTTACATTATTGAATGTAGAAGTGCCTGAAGAAGTAACATCACCTGCTACATTACCAGTAAGTGACGCTGTTAGAGTTCCATTTACTGTGGCGTTATTAAAAGTTGATGTACCAGAAGAAGCCGTTACATTACCTGTAACATCCCCAGTAAGGTCACCAGTAAATCCGCTAGAGGCAGAGACTGTTGTACCTGCTATTGATGTTGGGTTTGTTGAACCAATAACGACACCGTTGATAGAGCCGTTATTACCTGCACCGCCTACTGTAACAGAGCCTAGAGTAGAGGTGGTAGAGTTGAGAGAAGCTAGGGTACTTAGACCTGTTACTCCAAGAGTACCGCCAACCAAGGCATTACCTGCTAAGTGTAAGTCTTTATATTGTAGAGCACTACTACCAATGTCTATTGTATTAGTAGTTTCAGGAACAATCTTTAAACCATCATTCGCTACTAACTGTCTCCACTGGGCAGCATTACTTGAGCTATCTACACAGATAAATATCTTGTCAGTACTTACATTTATCCAAACAGAGCCTACTGCGTAGTTTTGACTACTATCATTTGCTATAGTTGGGTTTGCTGTAGCATCTAATTTGTTAGCTCCCCCAGAACCACCATTAACTGCAGGAAGTAACCCAGAAACAGAGGTGGCTAAATTTATTTTAGGTCCTGCCCCTGCAGATGTACCATCGTGAGTATGTCCAGTAGAAGCATTGAAGGCCGCAAGTAATTGATCAAATTCTGCATTAAGTGGTGGGGCAGTAATATTACTACCATTGATAATACTGGCTATGGATTGTCTTGTATAACCTGTCATTATCTTCTCCCTGCAGTACTAAATTCAAAAACCAAACCCTGAATAGAAAATGGTTCTGATTGTCCTATTGTTACAAAAGTTGCACTCACTGAAAATCCGCTTCCCTGTACATCTGTGGTCATAATTGGCTTAGAGTTACCGCCATATAAAACATTAGCTGCGCCATAATCTATATTAAGACCTGCATATTCTATCTGACCGCCTTCACTAGCCTGTGAGTAAGTTGATGGAGTTAAAGTAGCATTATCGCCCCAGTTATAAGAAAGAGTTAAAAATAATTCTACGGGGCCTTCTGCCCTAATAAAAGTATTTAGCTTTCTTACTATTTTTCTTTGTTCTGTGTCTCCAAAATCTAAGTAAGGGGTTTCGTAAACGCTAAGAATATTACTATTGTTAAAACTAGTACCTTTTTCTTGCTCGTAAACTTTACCATCAAAGTCCCCATGTAAAATTCTTTCTTGGGTTCCTATGTAGCCACTGGTGCAGCAACTAGCTCTTATTCCTATTAACTCCCCATATGCCCACTGAATTTGACCTTCTCTATCATAAAGACCTCCAATAATTCCAAATGAATTTTGAACATCTACTGTAGGGTCCCCAACAAAAAACCGTACCTGAGATTTATTTCTAATAACTACGGCACTTATGTTATCTTCAGTTTGTCTATCTATTAGAGTAGTTAATAACACCTGTATTGACTTACTAACTGACTCAAGCTCTACATCTCCAATTCGAGAAGTACCTGCTACTGGTCTAAACCCGTCAGGGGCTAGAAATAAAATGTCTCCCCCAATCTCAACTACACTGTCTCTAGATATACATCCTACATTCTTAGTAATATCTACAGTATCGTATAGACTATCCCCCTGTTCTGCCTTCTGAATTGCATTAGTACCAAAAATATACAAATCACTTCGGAAGGGTTTAATTTGTACAATTCTAAAAGGGGCATCAAATTGTTGAGCCAGATTTTTAGAAGGCTGTCCTGAAGGAACCGAAGCTGCTGTGGTGGCAAAGTCTGAAGGGTCTTTAGCTACAGATACTGCTACCTTTGTAGGAAAGGCTTCATCTCCTGAAAACCATAGAGCGTTATTAAAAAACTCTACTAAGCTAGGGGCATCAATTGCCTGTGCGCCTCCTGATGTAGCAAAAGATTGTCCATTAGCTGAAGGATCAATAAACGCCCAGTTAACTCCATCAAATAGTATTCCGTTATTTACTCCATCTGCAAAAGCTATAAAACTTTGTTGTCCTAAATTAAAAGTAGCTGCTCTAATTTTGTTAACTGATCTAGTACTTATAGTATGAGATAGTGTAAGTCCTGTGGTTATTTGTTGCCATCCGACATTATCCAAAAACTTCCAAAAAGAATATGTATTAGCTCCTGCATCTTTTCTTGCTGCAATTATATAGGGATTACCATATTGTTCATTTTGGTAGATAAATATTCCTAGAACTTTACCTTCGCTATTTGTATCTCCTACTGCAGTATCAATACCGCCTAGTACTTCGTACCCTTCTATTCTGCGATACCCTCCATATAGAGAGGGTTCATAATTGACTAGTCTAGTTGCTACTCCTGACAGTTTGTCAGATAATTCTAGATGGTTCTCGTTACTATTAAGACCCCCAGAACATACGAGCTTGTATGATTGTATCTGGTCTGCCATTAGAACTTGATCCTGCTATCCCTTACATACTCATAGTTATTTATAAATAAGGTTTGTAAATCTTTTAGCCCTGCTAAGAAACTTTGATAAGCTATCTGGGCTGACTCTGGGTTATCTTTAAACATATACATATGATAAAGAGCGCCATCTATAAGTACAGTATCGAAGCTCTCTGGTATTCGAGTAACATCTGTATGGGCAGTTAAATCAGTGTAATTTAAATAGTACCTAAACCGTATGGAGTAAGCCACATTAGGAGAAGGGGTTACCCCAAACCCTGTACCATGAGAGGCAAATACATATTCAGGTTTACCTCTTCCATTACTTCCTGCATTGTAATCATCATCTCTGTAGCTCTTATACCACTCATCTCGTTCAATATACTTTAAGGTATCAAATCCCGTATTAAGAGAACTATCAGAAATTATTTGGAACGTATTCCAATCTGCTTTTTTAAATGCGGTAGGCCAAGAGTATTCTGATTGCCCCACTGATAAAGTCTGAGTAAATTCTGCAGCATTAAAAGGCCACTCATACTCAGCTTGATTAACTTTTGCGATAGCCGCTTTTACGGCATCTTTTACTAATGCCTGTACCCCTCTTACAGTAAGAAAATCTGAAACAGGTATCTCTACCTCGTTCAGACGCCTTAAAGTTTTGTTACATAAGTCTATATAGGTAGAAGGCATAAAGTGTTCCTAAATGGATGTAGTTGAGGGGCAAGACTTGACCTGCCCCCCATAATACTGTATAACTTACGCTAAGTTGTAAGCGGCTGTAAATAGAGCCTCTGGACGTAGAATTTTGCGTCCATATAACTGCATTCCACGAACAATATCTGCGAAGGTTGTAGGTGAACGGAAAGTCTCTGTTTTAGCGATCTGTTCCGCTGTTGCTACTGCAGATGAATGTCCTGCCACTAGGAAACTCATGTTAGTTTCTGAACCTGCAGATGCTGCAGTTCCTGCACCTGAACCTAGTGAAGGTAGGTTATTGGATTTGTAGATTGTGAACCCACGAAGTTGTCCGGGCATACGTCCGTTTCGTAGCTCATCTCCACCACCGAAGTCAGAATTAATTAATTTTGAATCTTCATCCATTAATATTTCTGCAAACACAGGGTCAACCACACACCATCTTGAGTCAGTGTCTACTGACGCCTGATCCATTTGTCGTGCAATACGGTTTAGGATTGCTAGTGGTGAAGTAATACCACCTGCACCGCCACCTGCAGCGATTGGAATAGATGTGATTTCTGATGCACCACCTATATCAGACCCACCAAAATCAGTGATATCTAATTTGTTAGCAGGTAGCAACTCGTCATTATCGGCATTGCTGTCTGCTTTAGTGCTTCCTGTTTCAAGTGCAGTACGTCTTGCACCTGCTGCAGTGAAACCTGCCATGTGATGTAGCACATCTGAGTCAAATGTATCACGCAGTTTAAAACCTGCACGATCACTAGCCAAGTCACCAAAAGAAACGTGGCTGTGAGCTTCTTCAATATCATCGATTGCAAACTGGAAATAATTTGCTTGGTTAACAACCATAGTGAAGTCAGCGTCTGTGAGGTCTTGAGTTGCTAGTTGTGTACCACGCTCATATGTTGTGATTGTGATATCTGGTTCTTTGATGATCTTAACAGAGTCACCGAAGTTTGCGATTTCACCTGAGTAGTCGGTGTTAGTTACTGCATCTACAACAGATGCTGTTCTAAAGGCCTTTTGGACCTTTTTGCTATAGATAACTGGGCTGAAGTTACCTGAGTTAAGATTGGTATAGCCCGATGCTTTTGCGAATGCCATTGTTTTGTTCTCCTATATGAAATGGCTTTTGAATACACCTCTCCTATGTCCTTTAAAGGAAGAGGTAGCTAGATCAGATAAGACTAACTCAGTGGCAGACTACTTGAGGGTATCACTAAAGCCGTGGGCCTCTTTAATCTGGTATACCTTGTTATATTTATCTGGAAGGGGCAGGGTATACCACTTTGTAGTGGTGTCCTGCAAATCATATTACAACTACATTATAACATAGGGGAAAGTATTATACAATAGTTAATTACTATATATGCTCCCCCAAGGTCGCATCCGAAGGATACAGTAAGGTGGACTATTAGTCAACCCACTAAATCACTTATCTAGCAGCCCCTGATATGTCATAAGCAAACTTACCTGTCCGAATTGCTTCTTCTATGGCTTCTTCATTTGCTGCATACTCACGATCACTCATTGATTGTACAAGACTTTCAGAAAATTTAATTCCTTGTCCTGAACTTGGGGCAGTACTAGTAGTACGTCCTACCGCCTGTGCAGCCCCCTTAGATCGAGTTTTCTTTCCTGTTTGAGCCTTGTAGAGGTCAATTGTACTAGCAGCCCATGAAGCGTCTGTATTGTTCTTATAGACAGAATCCTGAATAGTACTATGCTGTAGAGCAACCCACTCATGGAACTTAGGGTCTTTCTTTATTGTTGCATAATCAGGGTGTCGTTCAGCTAGTTGCTGTTCGGCTGATTGCCTGTGAACTTTTTTCTCAAATTGTTCAACTTTTTTAAGACGTTCTTCGCCCATTCGTAAGGCTTCATTAGCGCGTTTTTGAGCAATAGTATCAACGATTTTGGCAACGTCAGGATACCGCTTACTCCACGCTTCAACCTCTTCATCAGTTTTAGGAAATTTAATTTGCTTCCTAGTCGCTGCATCAAGTTGTTTTTTGATGGCTGAGACTTCGGCATCTTTCTGATTACGAATTTCTTGAATGTGGCGCTGAATGTCAACATAGCGTTTTTTATAACTTTCTTCTTCAGCATCTAATACCTCAGTTGGTTCTTGTTGTTGTGCCATAACTTCCTGTGAGTAAGTCAACTCATTGTCTTCTTCAGGCATACGGTTATACTTTTGCTTCTTTTGCATAATTGCTCCTTATGGGTCCGACTAATCGGGTATCCATTTTGTTAAACTGCAAAAACTATTTTTTGTTTCTTCA